AAGTTTATTTACAACTAACCCTCTTCTAACATCTTGTCTGCCCACTCATAAGCTTCCCTCACTACATCTTTTTTGTTAGACCAACTAGGACTTCTGGCTATGATACCAGACAGTGCCTGACCTGCTAGAAACCTTCTTGTTGTAAGAACCTTGTCGTTACTGTTGGTCTTAATCATACGTAGCTTGTTAAAGTTTCTAGCTTCCTGTTCTAGGTTTTTGTATCTCACTTATGTTTCTCCTTCAAGGCATCTACCATTTTGTTTAGATAGTATTGTGCCTTTTCCATATCTTGTACAGGTTTTCCCTTGTAGTTGTACCTGTGTTGATACTTAATAACATTACCATGACAGTAATCTATGAAACCCTGTAGTCCTAACACCTGTCTCATATAGTCAATGCATTCTAGTCCACCATCAAGAGTGTAGTGAGGTGGTTTATTCACAGGGTCATACTCACCTGTAAACTTTATGTGGTCAAATGTTGTATCTGATGTTACTGTCACTGTATCTCCTATATCAAAAGCATCTTCTGTTGAGTGTTCCATATTACAATCCTCACATTCATAACATTTCATATCGTCATCTAGATAGTTGCCACACATAACGCAAATTTCTTTTGGATAAATAGCAGTCATGTTAAGCTCCTATGTCTACGATCTCACAACTATCCCCACTACAAGCCATTGTCTGACTACCTGCAGTAGTATCAACTGACTCATAATCTCGTAGCTTAGACCAATCAATTCTAGTTTTCATTTTAAGAAGCATAGCATCATACTCATCTTCTGTACACTCCTGATAAGGTGCTTGCTGATAAACATGATCTGAGTGTGGCAAGAAAGACACACCTGACATTTTATCAAAGTGTTTGAACACAAATGCTCCAACATCAAGCCACTCTTCTTCTTTAACTGTAACAGTGACAGAAGGTTTATGCTCACACCAATGTTCTTGATAGATCAACCAAATGTCTAACTGTTCAACAGCAGACAGATCATTTCTAAGTCTAGAACCTGAAGGTGACATCATTGGAAAACTAAACACAGTTGTTGTGTCAGGTTTCATTACACAAGGTTCACTTGGCACACCTTGATCTATCATAAACTTTGTAAGTGGATCTTTGTTATCTCCCCTAACTGTTCTGATGTAATACCTACTGTGTCTAGCATGAATACCACTTGCTGAATCACATAGCTGTGATACTGTACCTGATGGTTTAACACAGGTAATAGCTGTACTCTCTTCTATACCAAATCTTTTAGCATACTTTTTGTTTGTATCTATAGCTATCTGCTTTAGTCTTGTAAGTCTTTCTCTCATGTTTACAAGAAAACAATTTGTGTGTATGTTGTCCATGATACCTGTAAGACTTACACCAAGTAATCTTTCTTCCTGTGTGTTACTTTTCCATATTTTTCTTAGATAGGGGAAGTCAGTAAGAGTAGCTTGTGCAGTACCTAAGATAGTAGCTAGTCTGACTTTACGATCTAGGTCTTCATCTGTATCATGCTCCTTGATCACAACTTCAGTTAAGTTACAAAACTGATGGGGTCTAAGAATAATCTCACTACAAGGATTAGTGCCAAACTCATAGTCTGGATTTCTTCTTCCATTCTTAGCTGCTTGCTTTTGTGCAGATACCCTGTTGAAGATACCTCTCTCACCTGACTTTGATTCTACTAATGAAGTCCACTCTCGTAAGAATGTTTCTGAATCAGGCTTGTCTGTATAAGCTACAGAGTTATTAGAGAGTGCCATATGTGGTGCAGTTTCCCACCACTGTCCTGTCTTAGCATGACGCATACGTATGTCAGAAAGGTTGCTGAGAGAGATCATAGCTGAACGTCTTACACCACCTACTACTACAATCTCACCTATCTTACACATGATACTGTGACACTCATAGCTATTGAGTTTTCTACCTGTAGCACCTTTGAACATATTGATTGTGAACTTAAACAAATCAACAAGAGGAGCAGGTCCTGATGCTCTACCACCAAATGTTTTTAATCTAGCACCTGCAGGTCTGATCATGCTAACATCATAGTCAGGAACTTCACCTGCATACAATAGTGCAACTAACATTCTGAATGCCTTTGCCCAACCTTCCTTGCTGTCTCTAACAACAATCGTTGTCTGACTTTTGAATAACTTCTCTGGTATCTCTGGCAGTTTATCTATGTATTGTCTCTCAACAGAGAAACCTACACCTGTGCCACACAAAAGTATGTACATAGCTTCATCAAAAGATTTAGGATCATTGACAGGAAGATAGGAGCAGTTATATCCTGCAGTATTATCTCTGTCTAATGCAGGTCCTGCAGTCATCAAGGCTCTCATAGATGGCATAACGTCAAGAGTATAGATAGCATTCCAGATCTCATCTGTTGTCTTCTTGTCAAGACCTGTCTTGTCTGCCATGTAGTCTACATATCGTGTGACTGTTTCAGTCCACGTTTCTCTTCTTCCTTCTTCTTCTAACCAACGTGCATAACGAGAGGTGGCAATAAAGTTTTGATAATCTGTGGGTAAAGCGTTATTCATCTATTGTCTCCTGAACCTTTTATTTTATCTCTGTCTCTTCTGTCGTGAAGCTTTTTCATATTAGCATTAGCTACTTCTTGTAGATTAGAATCCAGATAATTTGCTATAGCTGTGACATAAAAGAGACAGTCACCTAATTCTTTTATAATTTCAGATTTAGAAAAACTTTTATCTCTAATTAATTTTTTAATCTTACCTTGAACTTCCCCTGCTTCTTCTCCTAAACCTAAAACATTTTCCATCAATCTATTCTTTGGTTCAGTAATAATAAGTTTTTCAACTTGTTTACTGTACAATTCCATATCGTAGTTCAATCTATTCTCCTTGTAATATCTGACTCTAATATCTCTACATCATCTAAATCATAAATGCAATCTGATATTTTTTCCTTGACAACTTCTAGTGCACTGCTTTCATCAACTGATAGAAAATTTGCATCTTCCTCAACCTCAACAGTTAAAACTATTTCAAATCGTAAACCCATAGTTATACTCCAATCTCACTAAAAGTCAACACATTAATCTTCAGAAACTTCTAAAGCTTCCATTCTTCCATCAATATAATTTTTAAACTTATAGGCTTGCTCCTCTGTAGAGAACCAAAACTCTTCTTCTCTTAACCTTTTATTTTCTTCTACATTACACAGGAGTAAAAAGTTACCATCTTCAGGAAATTCAGAATACTGTTCTTCATAGTAATCATCTTCTAATTGTTCCCTACTATAAGGACCTCCTGCAACTGCCCAAATTTTAAAGCTTCTTTTCATTTATCTTCCAATCTCTAATTAAATCCATGTAGTGTTCTAGTCCTATCATAACAACCCAAGGTCTGTGATCTGATCTGTAGAAGACAACAGGCTCACCACTACCATGACTGACAGCCTGTTCAATGTAGCCATACACAGTTTTCATTTCACCTTTTCTTCTCTTGACTTCTATTGCTAGTGGTAGTCTTTTTCTGGCTTGAGGAGATAGTTTTATGTCAGCACCTGTATCACCCATGATAGCAGACTGAATATCATCTTTCTCAAACTCTGGAAAAGTTTCTAGTAGTTTGTCTCTAATCTCCTGCTGACCTAATCTACCCTTTGCTTTAGCTGACCTGCTCATGTAAACACCTCTGGTACTTTTGGTTCTGTCTTTACTTCAACTAAATATTCAGGACCATAGGAGTAGATGAAAGTTCTAAGCTTATCCCAACACGTACTCTTGTATTCACAATAGCTACATACCACGTTTAGTTTTTTGTTTTCGCTTGTCTTTGACTGTGGTATGGGATCTAACTTTTTTCTAGGTAACTTACCCTCTACCATCTTAACTATGTCCTTGATCTCCTTCTCTTTAGTTTTTAATTCCTTAGAGAAATCATAAACATCCAAACAAATATGTCCATTCTGTTTATCAACTGCAAGAAAAGCTCCCTGTTTTTTATCAGTAACAAGGGGATCATCCTTACCTGCATAAACATATGAACTAAGCTGTGATATATAACCAAATGGATCATCTTCTCTCAACCTTCCCTCTTTAAATTTCTTAAAGGCGTAGGTGCTACATGACTTAACATCAATAGTCATGCCATCTATAACAGCATCCCTGTGTCCTTTAACTCCATGTACATCTAGTCTGTCCTGCATACCCTTAACTTCATGTCCACTAGCTACTGCTAGGTGTAGGATCAACTCTTCTATCATATCACCATAGAAAAACTTCAAGAGATTATTAGGTTTTAGTGGCTCACCCACTTTAGGTTTGTTAATCTTGTACCAAAGTTTACGTTGACATGGTGTTCCAACAGATGACAAAGATAAGTAACCTCTTGGCTTTTGTGGTTCAGAGAATCTAGTGTCAGCAAGATGTGCTATACTCATACCAAAGGATTCACTGATAGCAGAGTGCCAACCACCTTTACCTTCTATTGTCTTGTAGATATCCTTGACAAGGCTTTCAATCTTTTTCATCAGTTTGTCCTTTATGTTTTCTTTTTCTGAAGATACTCTTGATCTTATTAGGTATAACCTTGAGACTATATCTTGGAGTGTGCAACTCTCTAGCCTCAAGGTTTCTAGGTTTAGGTTTTTTAAAAGGGTACTTCATCCTGCACTGGTTCACTTGTATTGGATTTGATAGGTGCAGGAGATGGAATATCATCTTCTTCACCATCAGGATCATACTTCTTGTGAGTAATAACCTTTAGTTTCTCAAGTCTTGTTCCTGTATTACCATATTTCTTTATATCAAAGACAGCAAGTGTAACTTCTACAATAGATCCATTACCAATAGGACCATCTACTTCATAATCCCAACGTGTGTTATCCTCTTTGAGGACAATAGGTGCTCCACTATCCCAATCTCTACCTGTATCAAACCTACGCACAAAAGTAACTTTCTTACCTCTACCTAAGTCATCATCCTTCCCTTCTTTTTGAGACTTAGATGCTTTTAATCTCTTAAAGTTCTCATCATTCATAATGATGTCAACTTTACAAGCACCATTACAATCTTCGTAAGCACCCACTGCTTGTGGTGTAGGCTTGTAGCCTGTCATCTCACGATTCTCTTCAAAGACTCTTGCCCATTCTGCAATACCTTCTAACTTTACTTTTCTTGTAGCCATTTAATGCTCCTATTTATTTGTTAATAAAAAACTATAACACGATTACTTATTACAATGCAAGTAATTAATGAACTTCTGCGTAATTATTTCCATATTGTACATCAATTCCTAGATTTACATTAAGTTTTAACTGTTCATTTAACTTCTGAACTGCCCACTTTAATACTTCTGTATGTTCCTTTTCTTCTCCTTCTTTAATTAAATTAATACTTTCATCATGGAATTGTCCTATGATGTTTGACCTTACGTTTCTATAGATGGCTACCCACCTGTCAAAACAATAAGAACCTGTGCTTTGATTGATAGTAGAGAAAGCATCCTTTTCATATCTTAATGAATGCCAGAACTTACTGACAGGATTCTGAATCCACATATCATCACCTATTGTTCTTATAGGTTGATCTTCTGAAAACTTTTTCACTGACCAATTCCTATCCCAATAGGCTTCTAAAAGTCTTTTGGCTTTAGGAATAGACATTCCTGTTTCTCTAGATAGTTTTTCAGCACCTACACCATAGGTTGCAGAGTAGTTCACTACCTTAAAGTTCTTTCTAATGTCTTTCAAGTTGATCTCACCTCTGTTGTGTTGATCTATTTGCTTTTGTGTTACAAACTTAGCGTGTCTTGCCAAGTCTAAGTGTGGGTCAAACCCCTCTACTGACATTTCCTTCACATATTGTGGGTCATATGGCATCATATAATGTCTCTTTGTCGTATCTTCAAGAGATGTCATGTCTGCACCACATAATAAATGTCCGGGTGTTGCAATTAAGCAACTCCTTATCTCTTTACCATACTGTTTCTCAACAGAAGGTAGGTTGACTAGAGGTTTCTTATGTTTAAACCTTAACGTATTGGTCAGTCCATCTATCTCTGCCTTGAGATAACCACCTTCTTCACACTCAAGAAAGCCATTGATGATGCCTAGCCTGTGTTGTAAGACTGTCAGTCCATCAAGCACACCTACTGCAGGATTATCGTTGATAAGTAACTTAACTGATTCTGTAAGTTCACCATTCTTTCTGATCTGTTCTACCTTCTTCTCTTCTCCTGTCTCTTTATTCTTATTATACTTGTAGGTACAAGGCTTCCAACCAAGAGATCTAAGCCAATCTTTAACTTGATCAGTAGAGTTAGGATTAGGATCTTCTACACCTTTAACTACAGTCACTTCACCGATATAGTCAGAGGGTAATCCATGTTCATCTAGTAGCTCTAACCATTTCTTACCTAAAGCAGAGAGTGTTCCATCTTTCTTTTGGTACACTTTTGGTCTAGTCTGTGTCCTGTAGTTTGTTTTCATAGGCATCACATCAATAAGTTCTGCAACCTTTTGTTCCTGTAGCTTTGTCCATTCTTCTGAAAGAGACTTGGCTAGTTGTACATCTAGTTTCCAACCCTGTTTCTCTGCTTCTTTTGCACAGTCCATCTTGAACTCAAGGTAACGAAAGAACTTGTCAAGCATTTTCTTACAGCCATAAAGTTTTACAAATCTAGGTAGAAGATTATTCCACAGTGCATCTGTAATCATCACATCATTTGTACATCTATCTACATAATCTTGAAAGGATAGGTTCTCCCAATCATCTATTTTTAATTTAGGAATACCAAAGTCCTCATAAAAACTATCAAGTCCATGCTTTGATCTGGTAGGATTCATTACCCAAGACATAGGCAGGGTATCATATAGTCTAGACTTGATCTTGATATTCAGTATCTTCTCCAATACAGGTATATCATATCGTATTATGTTATGTCCTAGCAAAGGTTCACCAGATAGAAGTATCTCCTTCATGTATTCATAGTCACCTGTAAATGTACACTTAGATACTTCACTTTTAGTATCTACAAATACCATGCAGTGTATCTTGTCTGGATTTAAACCATTAGTTTCAATATCAAATATTATCATGCTACCATCTTATCCTCTTCATCACCAAAACTCTCTCTCATAATTGTAGTCTTTGGATCGTAGTACACACTACCTGCTTTACCTAACTTTGCAAAAGGTCTGTTCTTATCCACAATAAAGTTTGTAGTATTCTGCATTACCTCATCTTCATTCTCTATATCTCTGTCAATCTTGATGCAGATGATAGCTTCTTCTTCAAGAGAAGATGCATACTTAGTTCTACCATCATCATTCACCTGTGATATAAATACCACACCTATGTTTAGTTCTTTTGAAAGTTGTGCCATTCTTGCTCCAAGAGATGTGAGCACAGAGGTAGCACCATCTACACCAGACTGACTAAGGTAGGCTAGTCTTTGAACATGATCCACAAAGACATACTCTGCACCATACACAGAGCAAGCTAGTCTGGTATACTCCAAGAGTTTCAGAGGATCATCATGGGAACGCATCTCAAAGACTATAGATCGTTCATTCTTTGTAGCTTTCAATGCCCT